TGATGTATACGAAGGCGGACGAGACTATGAGATTGAGCAGGCTAAGATAGATAGATTAAAAGCAGCCGATCAAACTCAATTTCAAGCAAACTTTGAATTCTTGAAAGAAAAATTCCCAGAAAAAACCAATGAAGATATTCGAGAAATAGCTTTATCCTTAAACTCTAAGTCTAAAAATTCTACAGCTATAGCGACTTTGTTTAAAGCTTTGTCAGATGATTCGAATAATGCAGGTAAGCCTGCTACGGAGTTGTGGGACCTAGCGACAGAAATGGTAACTGGCAACGCGGGGGCAGGAGGCACGCCTACGGTTGACAAGGATGGTAACGTCGTTCTTAATCTTACCGAAGAAGAAGCGGCAGCCGCATCATGATTCCAGTTAGGCTTCCAGATGGTCGAACGGTAAATATCAATACCGATGATCCAGAACAAGCTAAGATTGGCGCGGCCAAGTACTACAATAAAACTCGTCAAGTACAAGCAACAGATCTTGATGAGTCAGAGGTTTCTTCTACGGGAGATATCTTCCGGGGCATTGGCGCTGGCGCTGTTAGTGCTGTAGAAGGTCTTTCCTCTTTGCCTGCAGAATTAATTGACTACGTTTCAGACGGAGAAACTAGCCAAGCCAAAAAAGTTAGAGACTTTTATGGGAAGATAAAACCAGAAACACACACTGGATTCGGTGAAGCCGCTAAGTTTATTACTCAGTTTGCTTTACCAGGCACAGTAGCGTCCAAGATAGCTAAAGCTAAAAAGCTAGGGAATCTTGCTCAAGTTGGCGCTTTTGCAGGAACTGACTTTGCAGTTGCCACTCAAGATGTTGAGACTCTTGGCGACTTCTTCGACATGGGACCAACTTCTAGAACAGAAACTACAGACCTAGAAGGATCTGAACGAGCAGCCGCCGAGCTTGGTAATCGTCTAAAGGTTGCCGGTGAAAGCGCAGCACTTCTACTTACTCTTCCTAAAGCGTTTGGTTTAGCTGCAAGAGGTATAGGTAAAGGGTTGGAGGTTGCTGGAGAAACGGGCCTTGGGAAGGGCGCAGCTCAAAAAATATTAAAAACTTTGGGGGAAGATGCTGAATCTCCTGTTGGGTCAGCTATGACCAAGGTTGGCGAAGATACTTCTGGTCCAATAAAAAAATTAGCAACAAAGTATTTTACTTTTCAGGGGGATATGCCTGACAACATGTCTGCTCAGATCAAGGCTCAGAAGATTCATGAAATGAGTTCTATAAACAATGAGCTTTCAAGGAACATGAATGGCATAGACAGTTCTTTAAACGCCTTGAGCAAAGCAGGTGTTCTTAATGGCGTCGATGATAGGGTTGCGTTGAATGCAATAAATGATTATCTATTTAACCCAGATGATGTTATGAGGTTAAGGGGCGAAAAAGCATTAAAAGATTTAGATGAAAAGGTTCTTAGCTTTTCTAAAAGTAAGAGGTTTTTAAAGCCTAAGACCAGCTTGTTTGAATCTTCAAAGTTTGCAAGAGAGCAGATAGACGGTCTTTCAAAAAGACTTTCATCCGATGGCGTTCTTGACCAGGCTACTCAACAAGGATTGATAACTCTTGTAAATGAAAACATGGAGTTTTATGGAACGAGAATGTATCGCGCTTTAAAAGATCCTTCCTACATACCAACGCCAGAACAGTCCAAGGCTGCTATTAATGAGCTTGTTCAAATGTCAAAGAACTCAGCCAAGCCTTTAGATGAGAGAGGAGCTTACAACATACTGAACGAAATGATGTTGAAGAAAGATTTTTCATCTGGCGGCATGAAGCCCAGCATGCAGTTTGAAGAAGAGACTTTGCAGGGCATGACAAAAGGCATTCTTAAAGGTCGAAAGTTAGACACCCTTCCGGCGCTTAGAGACTTCTTAGGTGAATACACTGGCGCAGAAAATATCTTTGGAAGAACTGCGAGCAAAGACGGTACTTATAAAATAAGAACACAAACCTTCGGTGAGCAAAAAGAAGGTCTTATGACCAAGGTCAAAGAGACTACTGAAGGCGTAGCGAAGATGATAACCAAGAACAATATGTTCAAGGATATAGATAACTACAATAAGAAACTTGGAGAAGTAAATCCAGGATCTCAGTTTATCGTTGACGAGCTTCCTTTGGGCGCACCTCCTGGATCTTATGTGCCACTAGGTAACTTTGACGCTGCTGGCAAGATAACCGATGCATCTATGGCTAGGTATGGACCTGTTGCTGGAAAGTACATTAAGAAAGAGTATGCAGGGGCGTTTGATAATGCGGCAGATCTTGGCGGCATGCAGTCGGATAGTTTCGCAAGCAATCTTTGGTCTACCTTTCTTGGAATAAAAGGTTTTTCTCAGATGGCTAAGACTGTTTATAGCCCAACAACTCAGATAAGAAATGCAACAACAGCAGCGTTTTTTACAATGATGTCTGGCAATGTTGGCAATAGCAAAGCTTTGCTTGATTCTATGCAGACGGTATTCAGTGAGATAGGTGATAAATACATTTCTGTTAGGGGTGCAAGGGGATCATCTAGAGCAGAATTAAAAAAAGCCTATGATGAATATACTCAGCTTGGCGTGGTTAACACGAACGTCAGGCAAGGTGAGTTTGAAAGCATTATAAAAGATGCTCTTGAAAACAAGATTGGCAGTAAGTTTCTTAGCGGCAAACCAATGAAACTTGCGGAGAAAGCTCAAAACAACTTTGCAACCAAGGTGTATCAGGGATCTGATGATGTCTGGAAGATATACAACTTTGAGATGGAACTTGGCAAGCTTAACAAGGTTCTTGAGAAGAATCCTAATGCGGTAATTCCTGTCACGGATTACAGAAACGTTATTGATTTTGGGCCAAGCGTTAGGGCTGCGGACTTAGATGAAGCTCAATTGAAAGTTTTTCTTAAGAGAGAGGCTGCATCAATAACTAAAGACTTAATTCCTAATTATGTCCGAGTGCCGGAGTTCATTAAGACTTTAAGAAAACTTCCTGTTGGTAACTTCATTGCATTTCCTGCTGAAATAATCAGAACAAGTGGCAATGTCATGGGTAGGGCTATTAAAGAAGTAGCGAGTGAATCTCCTGAAATGCGAGAGATTGGCATGAGAAGGTTGGCCGGTATGGCCACAGTTAACTACGCTGCTGGAAGAGCAATATCGACTCTTGGACACACGCTTACTGGATCTACCGAAGAGCAAACCGAAGCATTCAAAAGATCTTACGCAGCAAGGTGGGATAAAAATAGCCAGTTAATTCCTATTGCTACGGACAAAGACGGCAATGTCACAGAGTTCTATAACTACTCTTATACAAACCCATACGATTATTTAACTCGGCCATTTAGGGGTGTGTTTAATGCGGTTAATAACGGCATTACTTCTGAGCAAGAACTAGGCCAAATCGCGCTAGACGCTGCGACCGAATCGGGCAGGGAGTTCTTCGGACCTTTCGTTAGCGAAACTATGGTCGGTGAAAAGGTTGTTGATTTAATGCGGAATAGTACTAGCACCGGTAGACCTGTCTGGAATGAAGGCGAGCCATTAGGCGATAAGATGATGAAAGGTTTTGGTCATTTAGCCGAAGGTGTTGTGCCAACTGTTTCTCCTTACGACTTTGGCAGAGGTCGAGTAAAAGATCTTCCAAGATCATTGTTAGCTGCAACTGGTATAAAAGATGAGTCATTTGGACTAAGCACACAAGGCGTTAAGCTCGATGCTGCAGGGGAACTTGCAGACGCTTTGTCTGGATTAAAGACTGTTCGACCTGTTATTGAAAACTCTTTACGTTTTCGCGCCTATGAGGCGGGATCTCAAATTGGAGCAGCAGCTAGTATCTTTAATAAAGTTGCCACACAAAAAGGAAGGGTGGAGGCAGAAGAAATAACTAAGGCTTATCTAACCAGTAATCGGCAAAGATTTAAGGCGTTAAGAGATCTAAACATGGCCATCGAGGATGCCAGAACTTTAGGTATGTCCGAAGGTGATATTGCAAAGGTTTTAAAGAAAGCTAAGACTGTTGACTATAAAAGAGTAATGGCGGGGGTATTTTCTCCGAAGCTTCCTTCTAAACAAATAACAAAAGAAGCCTATAGATCTGATGAGAATAAGATCTCTAATCCTTTTGACTTCGAGGCTATTCGGGAAGTCAATAGAGGTTTTATAAATAAGCCTTTAAGACCAGAAGCTTTCGAAGAGAGACAACAACAGATGGCACAACCTCCGTCGATCATGCCGCCACCTATGCCTGGTGCTGTACCACCGCCTTCACCTCCGCCACCTCAATCTTTATTTAACCGTGGCATAGAAGCATTGCGAGATATAGAATTAGATAAACTAATGGGTTCCTAATCTATTGTTACCACAACGTAAAAAGAAAACCGGAAAGTATTTCGCTCAGAAGGTGGAGTACGATGGCATCAAGTTTGATTCAAAGCTTGAGGCTGCAAGATACAAGATCCTGAAAGGCAAAGAGGAAGATGGCGAGATCGAACAGGTCGAAGTCCAGGTTCCTTATCATTGCGTGGTCGAAGGCAAGAAGATCTGCAAGTACATCGCAGACTTTAGGTACTGGTGCAAAGACCAGTATGTCGTCGAAGACACCAAGGGTATCGTGACCCAGATCTTCTCGCTAAAAAAGAAACTGGTCGAAGCACTCCACCCTGGCGTCATTGTTCACATCATTAAAGACCCAAGAGAATGGCCAGCTAGAACGGTATCTGATCCTCATCCATCACATGCACAGCTACGAACTCAGCATCAAAGTTCTCCCGAATATGATTAGCCCCTATCATTAGATCAGCATCAAAGTTAGCCTTCGATAGTTCCCGCAATTCGGGACTGCTAAATGACTGTTTGTCAAGCCCTTTAGATACCGTATTAAAGAACACAACTATTCCTGATTGATAAGCGATCTTATCCTCAGTGCTCTTCTCTGGCATATGGTCCGCAGGAACCAGAGCAGGCATCCATAGGTGGTCCTTACAGCCGTTCCTTTGCTCATCGAGTGTAAGGTTCTTGCTAAACCTAAAGCATCTCCAGACAGCGCCATTGGACTCCGTGATCGCCTTAGAACTCTTGCAGTTCCGGCAGTTAACGGACGCTGGTAGTCGCTTGCCAAGGTAGACATCCCGATACACTGACGATTCATTCTTCAATCGCCAATCCTTTTCGCTCATGCCCTCACCTGGCGCGTCACTAGAAATGATCCGCTTGGCTTTCTCCTGCGCCTGATCCCAGATCTCAGGGTTGTAGTCAATGATCTCAGAATAGATCTCGCTGTTGTTCTTGTTGACCACCACAGCAAGCGTCTTCTTGACACCAAAGATCCCCATGTAAGCGTGGATCTGCCACTGATATGTCTTACTCCATCCCTGATAGTCGGCCAGCTTGCACAGCTCCTTAAACCGTTTGTCGTTGGCGCTCTTGACCTCGAGCAGCAGAACTTCTTCCATTGCTTCTGGCAAAACCTTTCTGACAAACCCATCGCAGGATCCAGAGAAGTGTCCGCCAAGGGC